AGATACTCTGTCTTAAAGCGGTTCTCAAGGTAGTTGCACATCATCACATTCTTGGTAAACCTGTTGTTCGGGTCAGTGTTGTCAGGATATGCCGCCGTGTTGTTGCCCCAGCACTTCCAGCCGCCAAGGTACGAGAACGAGAGTATTCCGTATGCGTTAAGGTAGTTGTTTACCTGCTTCTGTGTCAGGTGGAGCTCCGTTCCACCCTCAAGCACCACCCCGTCAATCGGCACCGACTTGTTGTCGGGCGACATTGGGACATTGGCGTTTCGTGTCGCAAGGTACTGGAGCATCGCCGCCACGGCCGCCGAAGCGTACACCTCCGCTCCTCCCATAAGCACCTTTGGCCAGCAAAGCACCGTCCACCTCGTAAATGCGCCGAGGGTGTCTTTTGCCGCCTTTACGTCCTCAACCCTCGTCGTCGTCTCCGATTCGACGTCCACGACGGCTATTGCGCTTGTAAGCTCCCCTACAAGCTCCGCCTTTGCCTCAAGTGCCGCCGCCACGGACGGTTTCCTTGAGTACCCCGGTGCGCTGATTATGTTGGGCACGACCCCGAAACGGCTGTATATCTCGTCACAAAGCTCAATTCCCGTCCTTACGCCAGCCTCGGTGATGCCGCCGATGATGTCGCTTTCAGTGACTCCCGTGGGTTCGAGCTTCGTGTACGCCACCGTGAGCTTTGCTGCGTCCTTGAACTTTCCATCGCTTGAGACTGCGATTGTCACAAGCCCCGCCGACGTAAATTCGGCGGCAAAATCAACATCAGGCTCGCCCGTATTGTCGTCATCGCCGTTTGATACGACGAGCGTGTTAAGGAGTATGCCCTCGTCGGGGAGTGTCACGCTGCCCTTTGTGAGCTCGTACTCCGTCCCTGCGACGACGCTCACGTGCTTGGGGTTGTCCGGGTCAAGCACGTTTATCAGCACCAGCGGTGCAGTGCCCACCTTCATAATCGATGCAAGCACCGCCTGCATTAATGTGTAATCCTTGTAGTTTGTACAAAGTCCCACGCCTGCCTTTACCTCGCCCCTGTTTCTTACAAGGAACGGCGTGTTGACCGCCGCCCTCGGGTCGTCAAGCAGGTTGATTGGTGCCGTCCCTATAACGGCCTGCACCCCTGCTGCCTGCACAGCCTGAATGCTGATTTCGGAATCCCTGCTCGTGGTTATCCCGTGTCTGTAGTCTGCCATGGTTTTTACCTCCTGTTAATTTGTTGTTCTATTTTTTTATATGCTATCTGTAGGAATGAGCCCCGTCTTGCAAGCTCCCTCCTTGTTTCTGCGATGTCGCACATATCGACGAAAAGATGTCTGGCAAGCGGGTTTATGCCGCACGCCCTGTCTATGACCTCCTGTGGGTGGTACGTGTACACCTGGTTTTTTCGTGCCACGCCCCTTATGTCGGGTCCTATATACATAGTGCTCATGTAAACTCACCAATCCCTTCCATATGTGCACCCGGCAGCTTCCACGTCGTGATGTAGTCGCACTCGTACTCATTCGGCATACACTCGTCGTTGAAGCGTTTGTGCCTCTCCCTCTGCATCTCGTACCTGTCGTCTATTATCCCCTTCTTTGAAAGGTGCAGGTCTATCTGGTTCATGAGGTTTGCAAGTACGACGTTGCCCTGGTGCTCCTCGTCCATGGACATTATGCACATCGACATATGCATCTGCACAATCCAGTCCCCGTCCTCGTCGGTGTCCTCATCGCCTATGATTACAAGGACGTAATCCGTCTGACGCCAGTCCTCGTCGTCATTCTTGAACGGCAAATCCTGTCTGTAGACATTGAAGTCCTTCCAGCGTGTATAACCGTCGTCCATGTTCTTGATGCCCTGTGTGTCAAGGACCTCCCTGACCTCACGCATCAGTGCCGTCTGCAAATCAACGTCCGTCATCAGCCTCCCCCCTCCAGCACCCGCTTGATTTCATGTTCGAGCCTTTTCTGCATCATCGGTCCAGCCGAGTTTCTAAACTCCGCCATCACCTTGTCGTTTTTTATTATCTGCGGTATTGCCGGTGCGGACACGCCCACCAGCTTCGCATTCCTGCGCCTGTCCGCACGTCTGAACATACCCACAAACTCGCTCCTCTCGCCCTTCCTTACGTTCTGTATGAACGGCTTGGGGCTGCCGCCGAGCTTTGTCCTGCCATGCCCCCTGGTTACCGCCGCACTGTACACCTCGACGTTTGGCCTGCCATGGCTCCAGTGTATTACGGTGTCCGGCGTGACCGCCTTTTTGTTGTTCCAGAGGTACAGGTTTCTATGCTCCCCCTTGTAATCGAGTACCGCCGTGGGGTTTGCCGCCGTCGCCTTGGTGACTTTTAACACCTTCGTGTTGTTGATGTCCTTCTGGGTCACAAGGTAGTCCTTCCTTGCCTCCCTTGCTATTGCGCTTTTCCCGGTCGTGTATGCCCTGTTTGCAGCCCTGGAGATAACCTTGCCCGACTGGCTTTCGAGTGCCCCGAGGCGGCGTTTCACTTCCGCTTCGTCAATGTATATCGTGGTATTGACCATAATATGTGCCTCCTTATACCGTGTTCGTGCCTATGGCGATTGTGTACACTCCGTCCGTGTGCGACACCGCAAACACAAAGCACCTTCTCCCGTCCAGGCTTATCATGGAACCCGCCGTCACCTTTTTCCTAAGGTCGCAGTCCCTTGCGTATATCGTGTGCGTGATGCGGTTTACCGAGGTGTCCTTCGGGATAAGCGTCGACCTTGCGGCATTGCCTGCCGCCTTTGCATCGTCCGCCCTCACCTCCGCCACGACCACCCTGCACTCCACGCCGTCTATGGTGTGTATCCCTGCAAATTCGTCAGTGTCGAAGTATGCGCACTCAAGGTCGTCCAAAAACGCCTCCTTAAAGTTCATCATCCGCCTTCGCCCCCTGCCGTCCCTGTGCAGGCTCTTTTTGTTCGTCGGCGTGCTTCTTCGGCTTTGTTTCCTTTATCTCTGTTATATACCCGGCCTCCGACATCCATGCGGTGTCAAGCCTGGACAGTCCCGTTACGGACTGCCCCTCGGTGTATGTCCTGCCGCCGACCCTTATTGTGGTGTTCGCCCTAATCATGTGCGCTGCCTCCTTTAGTCAGAGTACGTGTCATTCTGGTAACGGATTGTCTTTGCCTTCAGCTCCTCGAGCTTCATGTCCCTGGACAGTCCGCTAAGGCCTATTGACTCGGCATAGGCTATCACGTCCGCCTTTGCGGTCATCGCCCTAATCTCGTCCTCGCCCTTTAAGTCCACGCCCTCCGTTGCGGGCTCGTGTGTGTCAACGGCATTGTCAGCCTCGTCCTGGCTCTTTGCAACGTCATCGTATATGTTCGCCACAAGCCAGCCGTCCCAGTCAAGCGGATACGGCACGGGGCGTGAGAACATCTGCACCTCCATAATATTCTCGTCCTCGCTTACAACCGTCCTTGGCACTATCCTCTCGGCGTGGGACTGGAACGAGCCGCCCTTCACAAACGTTACCTGTGAATACACCGTCGTACCCATGCCCGGTCTTAAAAACGCTATGGTGCCCTTTGGCAGTATCTCCTTCTCCTCCCCGTCAAGGTCGACGTATGTCTCGTCGTAGGTAAAGAGTGTGAATATTATGCCGTTGACGTTTATACTGCCGTTTGCCGTAACCCCGTCGGGAAGCTCGCCCTGGTCAATTGTGCCGGTGTTCACGTGGAGCTTGTCGTAATAGTCGAGGAAATCCTTGTCCGTCATAAGCCCCATCGAAACGTCGCCCGTCATAACGATGTCGGTCGCCCTCACGCCCCTCCTTTTCAGAATGCTTGCGGCCTTGTAGAACTCCTGTATCTTCTCCGAAGCAGTCATGTCCGTCCATGCCTTTGTGAATTTATAGCGGTTCTTGAACTCGCTGCGGTAAAACCTTAAGTATTCTATCTCGGGGTGGAGGTCGCCTGCCGCATCGTTTGCCGTGGCGTACTGTCTTATCTGCACCTCGCCGTTGGCGATGATTTCGGCGCACATAAGCTCCTGCCTACGGAAGATTGAACGCCTCATGTCGTCCATGTGCTCGGACTCAATCTCATTCTCCCTCTGTGCGGGCGTCCTGCCGCTCTCGGGCGACTCGCCGAACGCCTTCTTCTCAAGCTCCTGCGCCGTAATCCTCATCTTGGGCGCAATGAACGGGGCTTTGACCTCCTCCGCCGAATATCCGTCAGCCTCCATCACAATCCCGCCCACGACGGGTACGACGAACGGGGCGACCTTTTTGTTTCCTTTTTTCGTTTCAATCAGTGCCTTCTCCGAATAGAACACCTTCCCGTCGGGGAAGTAACGGTTCTTGAAAAACTGGGGAACCGGGTACATCTTGCTCACTGCATTGATTAACTTGTAGGTTTCTGTCACCATGTTTATTCCATCTCCTTTGCCTGTTATTTCAAATAAATTCCTTTTGTTCTAAGCGTCTCGGCATCCGCATCGGTCAAATCGCCCATAACGTGGCTGCGCCTGAACGTGCCGCTTATGTATGCGGCGAGCGTCACCTCCGTATCATCGGACGCATAGCTTGTCGTCTCGGCTGCAATCGCCCCCGCCTCGCCGCCGTCCGACTTTGTAAGGGAGTACTCGCCGTCCTTTGCGTAGAGCACCTGTCCCCTGCTTATCTCACCGTCCTTGTCCGCCGCCACAGCCACCTGCAGTGTTACTGCGTCAATCGGGTGCTTTGCGTCGTATATGAGGTTGTCGGGTTTTATTGTGTATGCCTCCCTGTTAAGCGCCATGTCTACCTTCCCCCTTTCCTTCTGTTGTTAACGTGGGCGGCCATCTCGTCCGCCTCGTCAGTCCCTTGTTCCCCCGTGTCCGGTGTGCCTATGCCGACCATTCCCGCGCCCGAGTCGTCCGTATCGGCTTTCGCCTGCTTCATATAGCCCTGGGCGAGCCTCTCACCCTCGACCATTGCACGGTATGCAAGGGTCGGACCGTCCACGGGATTGTCCCCGTATTTTGCCTCGTCGAGCATCTGTGCACTTACGGTCGTGCCTATCCTGTCAAGGGAGCGTATCCTGTCCCTCTCCGTATTTGCGCCGTCCTCCCTTGCCTGTGCCTTAATCTGTTCGATTTCTGCGCCCGCTTCGGGGTTTTCCGCCAAAAACTCGTCTAGTGTCATTTTGGTTTCTCCTCCTTCTTGTTTGTTGATTGTATCGTCAACGGCAGAACCGCCGTCTGACTTCTGTTCCACTCCAAGCCCCTTTATGAGCCTTACAAGCCTTACGGCCTTGTCCTCCGGGATTACCTGCTGCCCTGCGGCGACAATGCCGCCTGCCGGATTGTCGCCACCGTCCCGTCCCGGCTCTCCGAATATGTATCCGTCGGCAAACCCGAGCGATATTGCCTTTTCAGGACCCATGTACGTGTCATTGTCCATCAGCTCCTGGATTGCGTCACGCCCCATGCCCGTTTTCCTCATATATACGTTTATGATGCCGTCATTGAACTCCTCAAGTGCCCGTCCCTCCATATGCATGTCCCTGTAGTCGCCCTCCGCCTGTGAGCGTGAATTGTGCACCATGAATATAGCCGCATCGGACATAAGCGTCTCGTCGCAGGCGCAGGCAATCAGTGTTGCCGCCGACATTGCGCTTATCACATGGGCTGTAGTCCTGCCCCCGTAATCCCTTACCGCCTTGTACATCTCGTATCCGTACACGCATACGCCCCCGCCCGAGTTTATCTCTATGGTCACATCGTCGCCGGCCGCCTCCTCAAGCCCTTTTGCGAGCTTGTTGGGATAGGCACAGTCCATGCCAAAGTACTCGTACAGCCACCCCGTATCGTTTGACACTATGGGTCCTTTAAGGTTTATCTTTTTCATTCCCCGTCCTCCTCGTCCAATATCCTGTTTGCCTCCGTAAGCCTGCCGTTTTCATTGGCAAGCGTCCTCACGTTGTCCTCGAAATCACTGCCGTTTATGGCGGCGCACTCGTCCTCATGGGTTGAAAGCCCGTTGCTTATCCTCGTGACCGCCGCATTCGCCTCCTGTTGTGGGTTCAGGCACCCCTGTGCGGGACCGACCCACGTGGCGTTTGTATACGCCTGCCTCACCAAAGGGTCGGCAAAGAAGCCCGGGGCGTTTATCCTGCCCTTTGACACCGCCTCCGCAAACCACAGCTCGTATACCTGCTGGCAGAAGTCGTTTACAAACCACTTCCTGCGCATAGTGAACGCACGCCACGTCTCGTTTAACGCACCCTTCGACGCAGAAAAGCTCTGTCCAAACTTCTTCATCAGTATTTCGGGCGAGACCTCAAGCGCCGCCCCTATCATGCCCGTGAAGGCGTCAAGGAAGCTCTGGTAATTGCCCGAAGGGTGCTTTGACTCCACAGCCTCGACCTTCTCGCCAGGCTTTAAGAAGTTTATCGTCCCCGAGCCAAGCCTTATGTCGTCATCCTTCTCCGGTGCCCCGCCGTCCGCATCGTCAACTCCCCCGAACCCTTCTATGGGCTCGGCGTTCTCCGTGTTGACAAACAGTGCGAACATCGAATTGATGATTGCCGCCATTATCTCCGCCTCCGTGTACCTTGTAAGCTGTTTCAGGGTGCTTATGACGGGTGCAAGAAACGGCACGCCCCTGTACTGCTCCGCAGTCTCGGCGTTGAATATGTGCAGGACGTTCGGGTTGCCCGTGCGCCTGCCCCTCTTTTCGACCCTCTGCCACGTCGTCACCCTCCCCGAGTACTCGCCCGGGAAATCCGAGGCTATGTGGTACGCCTCGACCCTGCCCCCCGGTGTAATCTCTATACCGTTCATAACCGTGTTGCCGTTCGCAAGCCGCCTGTCGAACCCGTCGTACTCACCGCCCGTACTGCCCGGGGTGCACACCCTGTCGGCAAGCACCAGCTTTATCCGCAGTTGGTACGGCATATACCCCGTGGGCTCGCCGTACGTGATGAGTGCAAACTCCTCGCCGTTTTTCAGCCAGTCAATAAATACAATCTGTTGAAGCTCGTAGAAATTGTTTAAATCAGTCGTGTCGCATACGGTCGAGTTCGCCCAGAGTGCAAATTCCTTTTTGATTTGCCTTTGGAGCGTCGCCGCCTCCTCCATGGAAATCCCGAGGTAGTCATAGTCAATCTTGGGTTTCGGCATAAGCCCCGGTCCCACGCAGTTTGTCCTCACGCTGTTTACCGCCGCCGTCGCTATCGGTGCGTTCATGTACAAATCCCTCGAACGTTCACGGAGCGTCTTCCTGTTCTCCTCTATGTCGCTTTTCGGTGAAAGGCTCTCGGCATGGTATTCCTTAGCCCAGGTAGCCGTCCTCGACGCTCCCCCGTGGGAGTATCCCGAATCCGTGAACCTAAGAGCGTTTTCCTGCTGTAATTCCATCAGCGTCCTGTGGTTGTCTGCGGCAGCCACCGCCTCCGCCACCCTCGCAAGCTCCAGCTCCCTTTTCGCCGCCCTAAGTTTTCGTTTGTCGCTAAAATATCCCATAATATCCTATAAGCCTCCTATGAAACGGGTACCGCACGTCTCGCCCTCCTGCGCCCCGTGCCCCCGTTTGTCTCGTAAGCGTCTATCGCCGCCTCATATACGGATATCTCCTCCGATATCTCCGCAAGGTTCGCCCTCTCCATTCTGTTAGGCCCTATCTGGTAGGACTGGCCGCCGCCCAGTATCTTTTCCCTTGCCTTTTTGAGCATTGCCAACTGCTCCCTCGCATCGGCGAGTTGTTCCCTGTTCCTTATAATGACAGTCATATCATCCCTCTATTCCATTGATTGAGCGTCTCGTGCTCCGTTTGGGTCTGCCGGGCAGCATATAATTGATGCCCCTGCTGACCTTTGCCTCCAGCACGTCCCATTCGGGACGCAGTATCTCAAGCACCGCATAATTGTAGTTGAAAAGGTCTAACGGCTCATTCCTTACGCCGCTTTTCTTGACCCATACCTTCTTGATGACCCCGTTGACCTTCTTTGTAACCTGTGACTCACTCGTAAGCCCCTTGAAATACTCGTCGTCATAGCCCCTGCCGTCCTCCTTTGGGAAGTGGCAGTATCCCGCCCCCGGCTCCGTTATCAAAAGACGCTTGGTGATGTCCTCCTTGCCCGAGTCAACGCCCAGGATATGTATCAGCGTCCTGTCGACGACAACCTTCTTCCCGTTCCTTTCCTCCGTTATGTCCACTATGGTTTTCTTGTAAAGGAGCGGTATGCCCGGTTTGCCGGCATATCCCTTGATTCCGTAGCATTTCTTACCCTTCCCCTTCACCTTCTTAATCCACTTGTACGTCTTGTTGGTATAATGTCCGCCCGTGTCTATGGCAAAGCCCGCTATGCCCAGTTGTGCGCCGCTCTCAAACCTAAACGTCTGCTCCATGTATGCCTCCAGTCTGTCCCAGGGCTCGTCCTTAATCAGCTCGCCGTATATCTCGGTCTTGTAGATGCCCCATGTCTCGTAATCCCTGCCCCAGCCCCTGACCTCGACCTCGAAGCGGTCTTCCTGGACGTCGACCGCCGCCGTAAGAAGCAGAACGCCTTCCGGTATGTCCGCCGTGTAATATTCCGCCGTCTCCTCCAGTTTTTCTTCATCCACCTTGTCGTCAACAAAGTCCAGCTCGTCCCACGTCTCCCCGAGCACCGTATTGATGAACACCTGAAGGTCTTTCGTATCGTTGAAGCGTTTTAATTTGTCCGTCGCATCCTTGAAGTTCTCTATTATGTCCGCCCAGTCCACAAAGGGGCTCGCCATCTCGTTAAGGCGAAACGACCTGACCTTTTTGCGCTCCGGGTGCTCCGCTATCCACTTGTGTTCGCTGTCCTTCCATTCCCGTTCACTTATGATTTCACCGCACCCCGCACAGCACATTCCGACGGCGTCGAAATCCATGCGTTTGAAGTCATATGCCTGCCATGTGCCGCAGTGGGGACACCTGACGCTCCAAGTCTCCATGGAGCCCTTATTGTATGCGTCCTCGATTTTGGATTTTCCCTTTATCGTAGGCGTCGAGGTCTTAATATGCTTCTTGTTCCAGTACGATGTGGCACGCTTCTCCGCCAGCTTTATCGGGTTTCCCTCCGAGCCTGCGCTCTCGGGGAAACGGTCCGTCTCGTCCATCCATATGATGCGCCTCGGGTCTGATGCGAGTGAGCTCGGGGAGTTTGCGCCTCCGATTGCAATGTTGCCCCCGGGGTAGCTCTTTAGCAGTATCGTGTTGTTGGAGTTTCTCGCCTTTGGGTCGGCGACCTTTGCCGCAAGCTGCGGTATGTCGGCTATCATCTGCGCAAGCCTGGTCTTGGAGAACTTCTCGGCATCCTTAATCGTCGGCATTACAAGCATCTGTGTGGCGGGCTCATAGTCGATGTAATACGCTATCCCGCACATCACAATCGTGGTCTTGCCCACCTGTGCGGAGCTCATCACCGCCACGTCCACCACCTCAGGGTCGGTGATTGCGTCCATGATGCCCTTCTGGTAGGGTATCGTTTCAGAGCTGTAGTGCCCCGATTCGCTCGAACCCTCCGGGAGTATCATATATCTGTCCGCCCACTCGGATAATGTGAGGCTGTCCTTCGGTTTCAGCGTCCCTGCAAGGCGGCACATGAGCTGTAGCGTGTGCCAGCTTACATCACTTGTCATACTCATCAACCCCCAAAGCCTCTATGTCGTCATCCGACACCTCAATATGCTCGTCGCTGTAGAAGTCGGTGGGGCTGTAGTCGGCAAGCTCCGTGAGTGCCGCATCTATCTCCGCCTTTAGTATCGCCTGTATCTGTGTCCGTGACTTGCCCACAAGCCTGTTGGCGAGCTTCGACGGAAGCGCAGTCATCTTCGACTTGAAGCGTTCAAACATATTCGTCATTACACGTTCCACGTCCTCTGACTTGTGCACCTGCCCCTTTATGAGCTGTAGCTTGATGTCGGTTATCTGCCGTTTTACGTGCTCATGCAGTGCCCTCTCCGAATCCAGGTCATACTCACCGTCCTCGGTCTCCACCCTGCCCCTGCTGCTCCTTGCAACCTTAAGCGCAGTGATGTAGTTCTTTGCCGATTCCCAAAGGAGATATTTGCCCTTTGAATCACGTTTTACGATACCCTCGTCCGCAAGGTGCCTGACAGTCCTGTCAGCCACGCCAAATAAGGCTTCCAGCGTACTTGACGGCACCACGATTTTGTCCAGTTCTCCAGGTTCCTTTTGCATACCCCCACCCCCTATATAATCGGCAAAGCCCTAAAAAATTGTAATGGCTAGTCAAAGCTCGGGCTCACCGACCCGCAACCCTTTTCTTTTCTTTTCACAGAACCTATTGTTTTGTTTCGCTGCTTTCCCCCTGTTTTGCCACGCTTTTTTATGTTTTTTTTGCAACAGAAAAGGCACTGCGACTGCTGCCGTAGTGCCTTTTCCGCTTGTTATGTTATTTTCGGGGGACCTCATTATGTCTTCACATTTTTGCTTAATATCATATTAACACATTGAAAGTGGGAATTGTGGGAAAGTTGCGTTTTGTGGGGATTTTTTTGCCGTATGTCCATTCCCTGTCCCATCCGCACCACAATGTCCGGTTCGTCTCATGGGTTCTCCTTTAAATACCTGCTGATTGTCTTTTCGACGGTGGTACGGTCGCAGTGCATAAGCTCACCGACCTTTTCCAGTTTGAAGCCGTCCACATACCTGTACTGGAACATAAGCCTCACCCTGCTGCTCTCAATGCCGTTTATGTACCCCTCTATTTCAGCCACCAGCTCTGTCGCCATCATCCTGCGTTCCATTCTAAGGTTGTTGAGCCTTTCATACTCCTTAATCATCCTTCTTTCGTACTTTTCATCGTGTCCGCTGATGGTCGCACGACCCTCGGTGTATGGGTATCCGTCCCACGAAGCCTTGACCTTCTCATTGACAACGGGGGTATCCTTTTTTGCAAACTCCGACATCTTCCTGTCCAGTTCCCGTATCTCCGCCCTTAAATCAATAAGCTGTTCCAGCTTGTCCTTTGTCATTGTGGTTGATTGGCTCTCCATGCTAACACCCTCCCTAAAATTTACTTCACTTCCGCATTGAAACGTGGTATAATGTTTCTATCTGGTGGAGGGTTGCGAAAGCGCCCTTCTTTTTATTTACCGCCGTCCCCCTTTTATTCGTCTGCGTCAATCAGTCTCATTTTTTACCTCGCTTTCCATCTTCTCCAATGCCTGTTGTGCCTCCTCCATTGTCAGGAATACATATTTGCCTATATCTTCCTTCTCGCTAATCCAATGAGAGTCTTTTCCGTCAACGCTGCAGGCTATCTCTATATTATCCGAATTATCCTTAAGCCGATATATTGTTATTTCACATACTTTAAGTTTGGCTATGGTTCCATCAATTATCCCGTAAACCGTGTCGCCAAGGTTGTAGGGAAGCTCTATTTTCATTGTTAGTTTCCCTCCTCAATCCATCTTTGTCCCCCTCAAGCTCCATTAG